TACGATTCAGATGCTAACCCTACAGTTTTAGAGAAATTTACAAATTGTAGTATGGATTTAAATCAAAATAATTTCATCGGTAAAAAAATAGGTTCATTAGACGGAGAATATGCGTTGAACTCTAAATATATAATGGTTGAAATGAATGAGGACGCACCTGTTGATTCATTACCTTGTGGTTTTGATGGTTATACCTTCAGAGAATATGATGGTGTAACACCTCCATTCCCTGTATATAAAACTAAATATGATTTCCCAGGTGAAATTATTTATAATCCACCTTTTGGTTTTACAAATGGTAACGATGATTCAATCAGATCAAATGGTGATAACGTTAGAAGAACTTATTTAGGTTTCTCTAATAACATCGGATTTGATACAGACTTCTTCCAATACAAAGGAAAAAGAGCTCCACTTGATTTATGTAATGTTGATGGAGTTGAGTGGTCATACCAAACAAAAGGATTCCACATGGATAAAGATGCTAGTGTTATTGTGATAGGACCAGCGTTTGCAACAAGTGGAACACCTAAATACTATGTTGGTGATGCTACATTCCAACAAGAACCTACAAACGAAACAAGTCCATATTATAGAATTTTCTCAAGAAAATTTACAACAATGTTCTATGGTGGTTTTGACGGATGGGATATTTATCGTGAACATAGAACAAATTCAGACAGATTTCTACTTGGTAGAAATGGATTCTTGAACGGAGCTTGTCCTTCACCAAGATATCCATTAGCAACAGGATGGGGAGCATTTAAACAAATCTCTATCGGTGATGGAACACAAAGTTTTGCAAATACCGACTACTATGCTTATTTATTAGGAATCCAAACATTCTCTAATCCTGAGTCAGTTAACATCAATGTATTTGTAACCCCAGGTATTGACTACGTAAACAATAGTGACTTAGTTGAGGCTACAATCGATATGATTGAGAACGACAGAGCTGACTCATTGTATATCGCAACAACACCTGACTACAATATGTTCTTACCTTCAACTACAGGTGGTGATGGATTGATCTACCCACAAGAAGCGGTTGACAACTTAGAACAAACAGGAATTGACTCCAACTACACGGCTACTTATTACCCTTGGGTATTAACTCGTGATAGTGTGAACAATACTCAAATCTATATTCCAGCAACGGCTGAGGTAACAAGAAACTTGGCATTAACCGACAACATTGCATTCCCTTGGTTCGCAGCGGCAGGTTACACAAGAGGTATTGTAAACTCAATCAAAGCACGTAAGAAGTTGACTCAAGAAGATAGAGATACTCTTTACCAAGGAAGAATTAACCCAATTGCAACCTTCTCTGATGTTGGTACCGTAATTTGGGGTAATAAAACTCTTCAAGTTAGAGAATCAGCTCTTGATAGAATTAACGTGAGAAGATTATTATTACAAGCTCGTAAATTGATATCTGCAGTTTCTGTGAGATTGTTATTCGATCAAAACGACGAACAAGTAAGACAAGATTTCTTAAATGCTGTTAATCCAATATTAGATGCAATCAGAAGAGATAGAGGTTTATACGACTTTAGAGTTACAGTTTCAAGTGATAGTGAAGACTTAGATAGAAATCAATTGGTAGGTAAAATCTATATCAAACCAACTCGTTCTTTAGAGTTCATAGATATAACATTCTACATTACTCCAACAGGAGCATCGTTTGACAATATCTAATCAGACAAATAAATTAAAGGAAAAGGGGAATTCGTTCCCCTTTTTTTATTTTCCTAATATTTATTAGTGTATGAAAAATTACCATAAAGTTATTGTTAAAGAAATTATCAACGAAATTATTCAGGAAAAACAAACACCGGTAATGAAATATTACGCTTTTGATTGGGATGATAATCTTATGTTTATGCCAACAAAAATATATCTTAAAGATGATAAAGGTAAAAGTGTTGGAATGTCAACTGAAGATTTTGCTGAATATAGAACTGATATTGGTGAAGAACCTTTTGAATATGAGGGACACACCATAGTATCTTTTGATAAAGAACCTTTCAGGGATTTTCGTGTATTGGGGGACAAACTATTTTTAAAAGATGCAATGTCTGCACCAACAGGACCGGCATGGGGTGATTTTGTGGAAGCAATTAATAATGGTTCAATATTTGCTATTGTTACCGCAAGAGGACATACCCCTTCCACGTTAAAAGAGGGGGTTTATAGATTAATTAAACAGAATAAATACGGTTTGGATTCAAATCAGTTAGCGAAAAATCTTTTAAAGTATAGAGATTTGGCGGATGAAGATAAATTATCTAAAGATCAACTAATACGATCTTACTTAGATATGTGTCGTTTTCACCCTGTGTCTTTCGGAGAAGGTTCTGCGACTAACCCTGAACAAGGAAAAATAAATGCAATGGAAGAATTTGTGAGTTATGTAAGAAACCTATCACATTCATTACAACAAAAGGCATTTATGAAAAACAAGATTAGTAACTACTTTACACCATTTATTGGTTTTTCAGATGATGATGTAAGAAATGTAGAAACTATGAAGAAACATTTTGATAAAAAAAAAGATAATATATTAAAGACTTATTTAACCGCAGGAGGAGAAAAGAAATTATATTAACTAGTTTGTCTGGTCTAGTATAAGAATATGTTCAAAAAAAATGTAAGTAAATAGAAAAAATTCATTATCGTGATATTTATAATAAAAAACTAAAATAAACTAAAAACTAAAATAAATAATTATGGCTGATTTGTTAATGAAAATGCCAATTCCTTACGAACCAAAAAGAGACAATCGTTGGATTTTAAGGTTTCCATCATCACTTGGTATTAATGAGTGGTATGTGGAGAGTACTTCAAGACCTAAATTAAAAATCGCTTCAGTTGCGATACCTTTCTTAAATACTGAAACATATGTTGCGGGTAGATTTAACTGGGAAGAAATATCAGTTAAGTTTAGAGATCCAATTGGACCTTCAGCTTCTCAAGCGGTTATGGAATGGATTCGTCTATGTGCAGAGTCTGTAACAGGTCGTATGGGTTATGCCGCAGGATACAAGAAAAATGTGGACTTGGAAATGTTAGACCCAACAGGGGTTGTTGTTGAGAAATGGATTTTAGAAGGGGCTTGGTTAACAGGATATGATGGAGGATCGTTAGATTATTCAAGTGATAAGATTGTGGGAATCACTTCAAGTATTCGTATGGATCGTTGTATATTAGTATACTAAAAAAATTTACTTTTAATATTAACCGTGTACATTTATGATGTATACGGTTTTTTGTGCAAAAATAAATTAAAAAAATATAAAAAAAATGGATCAAGATACGGCTTCTCATGGGCAAATGGATTTTAACTTACCACATGACGTGGTAACACTACCTTCAGGTGGTTTATTCTACAAATCAAAAAAGAAAAGTGTTAAGGTTGGTTACTTAACCGCAAGTGATGAAAATATTTTAGTTAATATTGAATCAAAAAAATCTATTAATGAGGGTGTTGTTTTACCCTTATTAAGAAATAAACTTTATGAAAAGGACTTAAGACCTGAAGAATTAATGGAAAGTGATATTGAAGCAATCCTTTTATTTTTACGTAATACATCATTTGGTCCTGAATATAGAATTACAACTGTTGACCCATCAAACGGTCAAACATTTGAAACATCGGTTATGTTGGATGAGTTAAATTTGACAAGACCAAAAGTACAACCTGATGAGGATGGTACATTTACGGTTAAATTACCAAAATCAAATGCGGACGTTAAACTTAAAATGTTAAGTTTATATGACACCATTGAAATTGCTAAAATAATTGACTCATACCCTGTAGGGTATACCGCACCTACGATAACGACAAGATTAAATAAAACTATTTTGGAATTAAATGGTAGTCCAGATAGAAATGGAATAAGCTTATTTTGTCAAAATATGCCAATTGGTGATTCTAAGTTCATAAGAAATTTCCTTAAAGAAAACGAACCGAGATTGGATCTAAAGAAAACAGTTTACGCCCCATCAGGAGAAAAAGTCGATGTTATCATCAACTTTGGGGTGGAGTTTTTTCGGCCTTTCTTCTAATCACTCAAAATTTTTATTAGACGAATTTTATTACTTGGCAAAATTCTTGAGGATATCATATAATGATTTCTTAAAACTTCCAACATACATTAGAAGATATCTCTTAGATAAGATAGTGGAGGAAAATACACCCAAAACTTAATACTTAAATATTTATTGTAAAAACTAATTATGGCTAGAACATTTGATTTTAAGAATGCAACCAACGAACAGATAGATGCGTATATTCAAAAACTTGTTGATGCCGGTTATAAAGAGGGTAAATCTGATGGTGAAGAAATTAGAGAGGAAAGAGATTATGGAGACAAGGTTGGTAATTTAGGTACAGAAACAAAATATATAACTGATATTACTGACCTTGAAGGGGCACAAAAGGGACTAAATTCTGCTATCAAAGATTTTGGAACTGCTGCAGATCCAGAAAATTTTAAAGGAGCCGATTTTTTAAGAGACGCCTCTCAAGATATGGCAAATTCGTTAGGTCTTGGTCAGGCTAGAATGTCTGAAATGAAAGCAACAATTGCCAATGCATTACCTGAAATGCTCAGACTTGGAATTACACAATCAGAGGCATTAAATACTATGACAGATATACCAGAAAAGCTAGGTATTAACACTTCTTTAGGTAAAGAGGCTCTTGTTGAGATGGCGGCAACCGCTAAAGTAACTGGTGTAAGTGTAGGTAAATTAGCGACAGACTTTAAGGGTGTTGGTATTTCATTATATGATGTTGGTAATAAAATGGCCGAAGTTGCAAATTATGCTAAAAGTGTTGGAGTAAACGTAAAGGCGGTTTCAGGTGAGGTTGTTACTAATTTAAAACAATTAAATTTATTCAATTTTGATACTGGTGTTAAAGGGTTGGCTAAAATGGCGGCACAAGCATCTATGTTAGGTATTGATATGCAGACCACATTTGAATTGGCAGAAGATCTTATGTCACCTGAAAAGGCAATTGATTTATCGTCAGCACTACAACGTTTAGGTGTTTCAAGTAGTGCATTATTAGACCCATTAAAGGCGATGGATTTAGCTCAAAATGATCCTGAAGCTTTACAAAAAGAAATAATCAACGTCTCAAAAGAATTTACCAAATTAAAGGCGGATGGTTCAGGTTTTGAAATTTTACCTGGTGCAAAACGTAGGTTAAGAGAAGTTGCGCAAGCGATGGGTATGAGTGCCACTGAATTAGCAAATATGTCAATTAAAAGTGCTGATTTGGACATGAAGATGAGTAAAATTAAATTCCCAAGTTTAGCTTCATCTGAAGAGGATAAATTGTTAATTGCTAATATGGCCCAAATGAAAGGTGGTGAGGCGGTACTTCAGATTAGAAATGACAAAACAGGTGAAATGGATGACATTAATGTTAAAGATTTAACGGCAGATCAAATTACAAAATTAAAAGAACAACAATCAAATGAAAATAAAACAATTGAAGAAATTGCTTTAGATCAATTAACTGCTTTAGAAAAAATTAACACTTCGTTAAATGCGGGTAAATCGTCAGTAAATCTTGGCAAGGCATCAACACCAACAATGGATAGGTTTTATAATGTTATTAATAACGCCGGAGCAATAACCGCAACAAATTTAACTAAAGGTATTACAACTGAAAATGTTAGGGGAGCGGCATCTTCAGTTCTTACTCCTTTAGAAGAACAAGTGGTTAAATTCTTTCAAGGTGATGCTACTTGGGCATCAGTTGCGGCAACTTTAGTTGGGGTTAAAGACAGTCTTTTAAAGATTGGTGGTGATCTTACTAAAGGTGGGTCAAATGTTTTACTTAAAACAAGTACGGATGTAATTAATATGTTTACTAAAGAATATTCTTCGGCTGGTGTAAACCCAACTCAAATAACATTTGATCCAAATAATCCATTTTTAACACAGATGACATCATTTGTTGAACAATTAAGAACAGGTGGAGTTAAGGAAACAAAATCTACCTCTGATGTTAATCTTAATATTAAAGTAGATGGTTCAAGTACGTTACCAAACGGACTAAGTGCGGAACAATTTACTCCCTTCTTTGAAAAATATTTAAATGACCCGGCTAATAAGTCTAAAGTAAAAGAAATATTAGGTTCTAATAATTCAGGACTTCTTACAAATCCATAATAGAAAATTCTTAAAATTATGTTTTCTATAAAAAAGATCTCAAGGTATTTATTAATAAAAAAGTATGTCGGATAGTACATTATCGTTTGCGTCCTCGTCAAATTTTAGGGATATATTATTAGCCCGTAATTTACAACCATATTCTGTACCAGGGTCTTATTCTCCTAGTAGTAATAGTGTTAATTACGAGACTAATCTTTCTGTTGCAAATGTTATTGATTCACCAAACGGATTAATTTCAACAAACCAACTTGCAAATAGTTTATATTCACTCAATGAATACGGACCTGAAGGTGGTTATGATGGAAAATATTCTGTACCTGGAGCACCACTACCTGTGGACTCAAATTCAGGACCATACGCACCTACTGATACCGTATTAGATTTAGTTAATGAGTTTTATATTGATGCGGCGTACGTACAAAACATTTATGGACCTGAAGGTGGTTATAAAGATTTAGTTATTATAACCGATGTAGTTGGTAATCCTAAAATGTATACACCATATTGGGATCCCTCAACGTTTGTAACCTCATCATATTCACCATACGAGATAGTTTTTAGTAATAATCCAAATGGGAGTAATGGTCCGTTATCTCAAGATACTTATTTAGCAAAAATTGGTGCAGCACAACTTAAAAGTTTATTTGAAGAGAGAATTGCGAGTGAATTATTACAAGCAAGTGTTGGTAGTGTTAATTTAGATTCATTACAAGATCCATTTAGTGCAAGTATGATTGCCACAGGTCAACAACCATTTTTTACAAAAAATTGGAGAATTACCGTACCTGAAAACCCAATATCGGCTTCGGTTACATTGGCGAATAGATTAACGGGAACATATTTTCCTGTGTCATTTATTCCTGGTGATTATTTTGACGAATCTTTTATTGATTCTCCACAAACTGAGGCGGCGTTAAATGTTGCAAATAATTTAACAGGTGGATTTTTGGGTCCAATCTTAAATAAATTTAAGAACCCATCTGAAATATTTGTTGCAAACACAGGTTTTGGACAAAGATCAGTGTTATTTTCAAGTTTAGATTATAACAAATATAGACCGGCATATAATAGAGGAATAATTCAAGGAGCAGCAAGTGCAATAGATAGATTATTCAATCAAGATAAATCACAAAGTGGTGGTTATTATGTTGGTAGTCAAAATTCTGAACCTTCTCAGATTGACGCACCTGCTAACCAAGTCCCAATTGGAAAAAATGGTAAACAAATACAAACTATTGTTTATGGTCCACAAGAACTTGGTATTCTATATGAAGGTAATGAAGCTCAATTACAATTTGGTTTAAAAGGAAAATCATACACTGATGGTGGAGGAATTGATGGTCAATTTGTTTGGACATCACCAAAATATAAGGACAACGCAGGATTTAAAGTAGGTCCTGGTGGAGTCCCTACAAGGTTAGATAATGAATTTGAAACAATTAAAAGTGATTATGGTAGATACCAATCAACAGACATTGAGTTCAAAGGAGATTCGATCTTAGATAAGACACAAAGACTTATTAATTCTGCGGATCAAGTACAAGGACAAGCAAGATTAAAACACGTTGGTAATGCAATTAATCAAGTGTCTAAGGTATTCAATGATGGATACAAAGAGATGACAAAGGGTTCTATGGTATTATCTTATACTGATCAAACCGATGGGTCTCAAGCGGGTATTGAGTATTGTAGAGTGTTCCAAAAGGACACACCTTACTTTACATATGCCGACTTACAAAAGAGTGATGGTATTACAACTAAAGGTAGAAAATTTTCTTATTCAGTTTTAGATAATACATATAATCTTAACATTGCTCCACTTAAAAATCCTGGATCAACAAACATTGTAGATAATAAAGTTAAAAAATATATGTTCTCGATTGAGAATTTAGCGTGGAGAACTTCAGACAGACCTGGATTTACTTATGACGATTTACCTGTTTGTGAAAAAGGACCAAACGGGGGTAGAGTCATGTGGTTTCCACCGTATGACCTTACATTTAGTGATGATAGTACTCCTGAGTTCTCGTCAACCAATTTCTTGGGTAGACCCGAACCAATTTATACGTACAAAAACACCTCAAGAAAAGGTAGTATAAGTTGGAAGATGGTTGTCGATCACCCCGCAATCATGAATACAATTATTCAGAAACAATTGTCGGGAGTTGCAAAGGAAAGAGTTGATTCAATTGTTGATTCATTCTTTGCGGGATGTGTAAAATATGATATGTATGAATTGGGTATTAAATTTAATACAATACCAACAAGAGATTTATTTACATACCAACAAATATTAAATAACCCAAGATTGACTAATGAAGAGTTGGGTCAGGTTGCATTTGAAATACCAGTTGATTCTAAATTAACTACTACTGGTGATGCGCTAGGTCCGGATGGTCTACCATTGAAAGTTGGTGATACTAGTACCGTAACAAATGCGACATCTTTAGTACAAGATGAAAATATATTAAAAGAATTTTTAAATTATGCTTTTTATTTTCATAATAATTGCCCTGAGTGTACCAGTACATATGCAACAACCTCAACAAAACCATTTGATAGTTGGTATGGATCATATATTGCATTAGAATCTACATCGTATGTGACAAAAGCGCCAGCAACAGTTTATCTTGAAGACAAGCCGTATACAAAAGAAGGGGTAAAAACATTTTTTAATAATGTTATTAAACCTAATTTTGAAAAATTAAAAACTGATTTCTTAAAAAAATTAAAAGAAATTTTAATAGACAAAGGGGGGTCAGCTGAATTAACCTTTGAAGGATCTGCATCTGCACCGGCCACCACAAGTTATAATGATAATTTATCAAAAAGAAGGGTTGATAGCGTATTAAAATGGTTTAATAATCAAACAATTGGAGACAAAAAATTAAGTGAATTTATTACTAGTAAAAAACTAATAATAAATATGGTAACAAAGGGTGAAACCCAGGTTGTAACCGTTGATGCAAAAGATGGTGGTAATTCACAAACAATTAATTGTACTACTAATATAAAATTAACACAAGGTGGTAACGTTACATCTGGTAATACTGTAGGAGAATCAAGCGACGCTTTTGCCCAAGTGTATTCTGTACCAGCAATGGCTTGTAGGAGAGTTGCATTCTCTAATTTTAAAGTCATGGTTCTACCCGATCCAAAGCCTGTTGATGTTGTAACATCAACAACAACAATAAAAGATCCGGCAATTGTAGAACAAAAAGGTAATACCTCTAACACAATCAAACCATCACCTAATTTAAGAATTGAACAAAAAATTAAAGAAGGTATATCTAAAAAAATATTAAGATTTTTATTCTCAGAATGTGATTACTTTGAGGTTATTAAGGAAAGTGATCCTATGATATATGATAGTATCAAACAAAAGATTAAGTACTTTAATCCTGCGTTCCACTCAACAACACCTGAGGGATTAAATGCTAGACTAACATTCTTAAATCAATGTATGAGACCTGGTCAAACAATTCCTGTAATTGGACCTGATGGTAGACCAAAATATAATGACGCATTAAACACATCGTTTGGAGCACCTCCAATTTTAATTTTAAGAATGGGTGACTTTTACCATAGTAAGATTGTGCCAACAGCATTAAATATTACATACGACCCTATTACATTTGACTTAAACCCTGAAGGTATTGGTGTACAACCAATGATTGCTAAAATAACATTAGGATTTAACTTCATTGGTGGTCATGGACTTAAAGAACCTGTTGAAGAATTACAAAACGCATTATCGTTTAACTACTATGCGAACACCGAAATTTATGACGAAAGAGCAACCGCAACCGAAAGTACTGAAGCAAGAGATAAATACATGGTTGAGAAGATATTGGCTAACCAACCAAAGGTAACAACTGCCAATGTTGTAAATCAAATACCAAAAAGAGGTGGAGAAGCAATTGGAACAATATCGGGTGAAACGGATATTGATTACACTAAATTTGTAACTGACTATTGGAATAGTACTAAAGAATATTTTGACGCATATATCAATACAAACGCAACAATTGGTAAAAACTATAACATAGGTATTTTAGATTTATTATTTACAGAAAGAGATTACTCTAAAGGTACTGCGGATTTTACACCTGAAATTGAAGTTCCAATTTATGGTAAACCAAGTAATATTGAAGACAAATTGGATAAATTATTTAATAAAGTTAATACCGATATTTCACAAAGAAATGACCCATTTATGCAAGTGGTTACCATAAATGATCAATCTATAACTAATGGTGACAAAAGAGAAATTGAAAATAAATTAAAAGAGTATGTAACAGGAATTAAAACAGATTTTATTACAAATGTTAGTAATAGTGTAAACGATTTAGTTTTATTACAACAGGACTATATTCAATATATAAGAAAGGCAAATTTGGTGTTATCAAAAACTGACGGTATAATGAATTCAAATAATGAACCTGATGTGTATGACATTTCAGGTGACACGTTTACTCAATTACAAACATATTTGAAAAAAATAACGGATAAACATATTGAATTTTATCTTGTAAATGAAGGAATAGTTGAAGCACAGGAATGTTTATATTTAAAAGAAGATTATTATAAAAAATTATCTTCAACTTTTACAGATGATAGAGGTGGTCCCCCTAGTGATTATAAAACCTCTAGGGAAAATTTAATGAATAGTGATCCTTCTAATAGATTTTATCAAGTGATGGCAAACATATTTAATGATGAAAATAGTAAAAATGAGTTAAAAACGTTCATACTTAATGGCCAATATAGTAACATAACTTTTGTTACGGATGTTGTTGATAAAGCAATTTTAAGTTGTTCAAATAACTTTAACCCATACACTAAAGTTAATAAAGATAGTTATGACAAAATAAAGACCAATCCATTATATTTAAATTTAATGATTCCTCCAATAGAAGCTAATGTTAAATTTGGATTAACGTATAAAAAAGTTAGTGGAACATCACAACAAAAAAAGGCAGTAAAAGAATTGTATTCAAATGTGAATGTGAATAATAAAGAAAAAACCTTTGATGGTAAAATTAAATTTAATTAAAAATGAATTTACAATATTATAACAGATATAATGAGTTTTTAATAAATGGACAACAAACTGTTGTACCATACATAAATTTACCTGCAAAAACAACTGATAAAAATTTTATATATAAGGTTGGCCAATCAAGGTTAGATAAGATATCATTCCAATTCTATAACACACCATATTTTGGTTGGTTAGTACAAATGGCAAACCCCCAATATAGTGGTATGGAATCAAACATACCCGATGGGGCAATTTTAACAATACCATTCCCCCTTGTTAAGTCATTACAGGATTATAAAAACGAATTAGAAAATTATTACTTCTATTATGGTAGATAAAGGTGAAAATATATTAGTGGAATTTGATTACGATAACATTACCTTAATAGACCCAAATAAAATTGTAGATAGTGAAGGTAAGGTTAGTGATAGATTAGTTAAACATGAAAACCTTGTGTTCTATGCTAATCTTGAATGTAATGTATTACCAAGAACTAAATTAGCCTTAGGTTCGGCATTGAATGATTCCGTTAGAACTGTTTCTGTGGGTAAGATTAATTTCTTAAACCCTGGAAACAAAACGTTCATGGACAACAGATATACCGATGAAATCACCGGTAAAGGATCTTTACAGGGTCAAGGGGTAAACCAACCAAAATTAAATGCAGTACAAAACCCAAACAAATCCGATGATTTTTACCTTACACAGAGTACGTATTCAAACGGAACTCCTGGTGCGGTTGACAATGGTTTATTAGGTATAACTGATATACAGGTTGCGATTGATACAAGTTTCTTACCTACAGTAACGGTTCAATTGACAGATGTTAAAGGAAGGGCGTTATTTGAAGGTGGAAACAATTCACCTTATTCTGCATTTTTCCAATTACCATATCCTATGTTTTATTTAACATTAAAGGGGTATTACGGAAAGGCCGTTAGGTTACCATTAATGTTACAATCGTTTACATCAAACTTTGATAATACAACAGGTAACTTTAAGATTACATTGAAGTTTTTTGGTTATAAGTATACGGTAATGTCTTATGTGAATTGGGGGGCTATGATGGCGGTACCACATATGTATAATAATTTTGTGTCAACTGCACAAGCAAGTACAAACACACCTGCGGGATCTAACCTTGATAAAATGTCAGCAAAACAAGTTAGTAGGGGTTATCAAAAAATGAAAGAATTATATTCTGAATATAAATCAAAAGGTTTAATTGACGATGATTTTCCTGAGATAACGATTACACAATTAAAGGCTCGTTTAGATAGATTTATTAAAAACATATTAGAAAAATTCACCAAAGAAAATTTGGGATCAATAACAGAATTAGATAATTTTCAAACTCAGTTAACAGAATTTCAGAAAAAAGTATTTTTTTATGGTGATTCATGGTTTGAAACATACATGGATAAAACAACTTCATATAGTTTAAAAGACACTAAGGAAGTTGTTTATACGTATAAGAAAGACTATTCGGATCCTAACAAACAAGCTGAGGCTGAAACTAAATTAGCGGGTATTTTTACTGAATACCAAAAATTATTACAAAGTAATAGTGTTGCGGGGAAAAATGGTAGTTATACCGTTGGTGGTAAAATCACAAAAAGTGAAGTACCTATAAACGCAACTGTAGAAAAATGTTATGCAAAAATCAACCCACTTACGGATATTGATTTTGCAAAAACGTATGAAGAAAGAAACGGTAAACCTGCAAAGACACAAACTGAATTAGATACGTTCATTGCGACTAACTCAATTGTACCCGGAACTAAGTTCTTTGTATTTGAGGGTACTGATCACTTTATTGATATAACAGAAAAGACGGCCAAAGAATCGTCAAAACTTAGACGAGAAATTGAAGAAAAAATTACAGATAATCTTAATGAACAATTAAGTAATAAAGACACTGGTGTTGGGTTTAAACCATCTATTAGAAACGTATTAGCGGTTTTCTTTGCACAAGGTGAGGCGTTTATTCGTTTAATGGATGATGTCCATTCTAAATCTTGGGATTTAAGAGAAAATAAATACAGACGCCAAGCAATTTTTGGTAGCAATAGCAGCGCATTGAGCGTGGATGTTAAATCATCTACCCAAAATAATGAACCGATTTATCCTTGGCCTCAAGTTATTAAAGAAACTTTAGGTGATGATAAACAAGAGAAATTTGAAATTGTTTATCCGGGAGACAAATCAATTTCAACCATGACAAAGGCATATATTCCTGAAATATGGCCTGAAGTTGAATTTGTTGAGGAATTTATTAAAGGTTACACTCAAAGGGAATCGGACAAGGATGATGTTGGTGATGAGTCTAATGTGGTTACAAGACCAAATAGATTAAGTTTAAATGCTCTTGATTTTCCTGTGACAAATGAGGTATTCCAAAACAAAGAAGAGATAAAATTCTTTTATGAGATTTATGAAAGGATTATGATTAACACTTATTATTCTAAATTAAATAGACAATCGGGGTATGATTCAAGTATCTTTATGGTTGAAGCGGAAGACGAAAAGATTAACATACTAAAAAGTTTAGGTAATGATAATCCATTTTTAACTCAAAAACTAAAACGATACTTAATTGATCAAAATAATTTCTTAACATTTTTAAGACACATTTCAAATCAAGGGGAAGGTGAAAGTTGGCAAAAATTCATAAGAGGAGAATTTACAATAAATTACCTTAAGAATAACACTAACGTACCTTTTGAATTATTTAATCAACAAATTCTAACAAATGAAAGATCCCAACCAAATGTTTCATTAACTGATGAATCAAAAATAATAGACTACATAGGAAATCAAACCTCTAGTAATGAATTTGATTTTTCGGATATGTATCCTATCACTAATTTTGATTGGTGTAAGAATTATCTTGCAGATGGGAAAGCACTTCAAAATGTTAATTTAGCTTATAACACTAAAGACGTATTATCGTACAATACAACACATAAAACAATTTGTAATTTTAATAACGACGATACTAACGATAAGAAAAGACCTATAACTAACTTTAATTATAAGGCGGATGTCTTTAGTCAAAATATTGATACTACCACTATTAATTTTAAAACATTCTATAATAATAGAAAAATTGAGGAACAATTCACAACTGAAGGTAATTTAAATTATTCTAATTACGATGGGTACTTAACGGAAACTCAGACCACTTCAATATTGAACACACCTTATTTTATAAACGCAATTCAAAATGGTGTGTATAATTTTAGATATAAACCAAATGATTTATCATCTTACAAACAAGCGGCATATCTATTCTTGAATAGTTTACCACTAGCAAGTCTTAGAGAAAAATATAGATCATATAATGAACCTAATGATTTAAGTTATATCTTATCAACCATTAAAAAATTCGGAGCGGTACATAAATTACCATACGCTTGGGTTGTTAAATATGGTTCCATATGGCATAGATATAAAACTTGGAATGATACTGGTGTAGATATATTAGATGAGGTTTGGAAAGATTTTGATTATTTGGGTAATTATGATCCCGTAACCTCAGCATCAACAAAAGTTTATTCTTTGAATATTGAAGGATTCCAAAACAATATAGTTTTAGAAAATACGGTAAGTGCAACACCAAATTTAGTTACATATAATTCAACAACTATGAACACAGGGTTTTTCCCTAAGTTGTATGATGATATGAATGTATTTTTACAAGGATTACAATTATTTTCGGGGGCAACACAATTAAATGGTACTTGTAGTATTGTTGGAACAACATTAGACGTTTATACTATTAATGATAATAACTTGGCTCCTGGCGAAATATTAGCTGGGCCAACAGTAGATGTTAATACAACTATTGTATCCCAAATAAATGGTACAACAGGGGGTGTTGGTAAATATGTTGTTGATATATCTCAAAATAAATCAATATTAAATGGTACTTGTAATATTACGGGTACAACAATGTACGTTTTAACGTTTACTGGTGGTACATTATCTACAGGACAAATTATTTCAGGACCAACTCTTGCTCTTGGAACTAAAATTGTTAGCCAAGTGAGTGGTACTACAGGGGGTGTTGGTCAATATGTTATAGATATATCTCAAACACTTACAGGAGAAAACTTTACTGTGGTTACACCAAACATTTTTTATGTTACTAATTCGGCAACAGGGGGATATTCACAAACTGAAATCCAAACATTAATTAATGATGGTAAAATGGTGATGACAACAAATTCATCAGGTAAAATTACTGAAACAAGTGGTTTTGACCCTAATGATAATGATAGATCGTTAAAGATTACACCTTGGTCAACAATTGTTAAAACAACTGAAGGTGATAAATATTTTATAATGCCGTCTTTTGGTTATACAAAAAATCAAACAAAAGACGAGTGTTTTAAAAATAACAAAATGAAAGTAGAGGTTTCTAGTAATCCTGCTGTTTTTAACGGATCGGTTAGATTATTTTGGGGATCACCAAACTATGGTTATTTTGATAATACTAAAATTACAAAACCAAATCCTGATTCATATTTGAAAGAAATATTGTCGGATAAGAAAACACAACAGAATTTTTCATTGAATGGTGATATTACAAAATACGATAAAATATCGGAAATGTTTACAACATTTGATACGGAAATATTAGATTACTTTGAACAAGAGTTCTTAAATTTTAGTAGATCAATTTACGATTTTAAGACATTGGTTCCAAGTGATAAAGATGTTGAAACTGAATCTGAAAGATCATATAAGAATTTCCAATTATTAATGAGAGAATTATTAGTTGTTGAAAAACCATCGACCCTTAATTCCGAGGGGATGATTAATTCTGTTGTTGAAAAACAAAAAACAAATTTCCAAGGGATACTAACTAATTTCTTAGAATATAATGTTGTATTGAAAATGGGTAATCCATCTATGTTTGATAGAAGAACATTTTTAACATTCTCCACTAAATTCTTAATTGATCCTGTATCTTATCAGGGGTACAATCAGGGGACAACAGGTAGTTTACCTTCAAACGGTGGAACTATTACATTGGCTCAATCTAAAACCGCAAACCCTGAAACATGGAAAACTTTAGAGAAATATGTTGGATTTTCCGAAATACCTAAGTTAGTTTATTCTGATAATGGATCATATATAACAGATTTTTTCATTGATTTGAATGTGCAATTTACCGAAAAAAATGTTCAAGATTTTGCTCCGTTGATTATGCTATACGCAACTCAGAAACTCAATAATTTTAAAGTCCCAACAAATGATGTTGTAATTCCAAATCCTGTTCCTACACCCGTACCAAGTCCTCAAACACCTGGTGATTTATTAACTACAGTAACACTTAAAGATACTAAAACAATTTCTGTGTATAAATTTGGACCACAAAAATATGGTGTTTATAAAGATGCAACAGGAACAATTTTATTTACAGGACAACCTGTAAGTGCATCGTTATACCCATTAAATACTCCTATTATTAATGAAATAATAATTATTAAATATGGTAATTTAACGACAAATCCTAATGACAATCAATTTATCATAAGTACTGTAAATAACACAACATCACAAGTAACAACAACTACCACCACTCTTCCTATTGTTCAAAATTTAGGTAATAGTTTAGGTGGTGTTAAGTTTTATGGTCTTATGGATGAATACCTTGATAAATCTGAAACTTATCTTAAAAATGTTATTTCTAATTTAATGACAGGTGTAAGAGCTGGTTTACCAAATATTACAATAGAAGGTGATAAAGGTAATAAGTCACAACTTGAGGGAGAACAAACAAGAGTTGAGATGTGGGAAACATTCAAAGCGTTCAATGATACATGGGTTGCCGGTGGTGACTTTAAATCAAAAACAATGTTTGAAGATGTTTTATTATTTGATAGGGCAAGTAGAGACGTTGGACAAAAAGTTTATGTTGACATCTTCAAAATTAAAGATTTAATTGAAGGTTCATTATACAAAAATAATATGTTAGATATTGTGTCAACAATATTATCACAAAATAATTTTACTTATTTTCCATTACCCGCTTACGCTAATTTCTATAACGCACAAGACGCAGAGAAAAATCCAGTACCAAGAAGTGAAGGATCAACTGAATTTGCTAACTCATTTTGGGGTACGTTCTTAAATGTGGACTACAGAAACACATCTCCTAAGTTTTTATGTTATTACGCAAACAAACCTAGCCAGTATGTGGATATGAAGGATAATGTTGATTATAGATTTAGAGACGATGCGTTTGACCTTAGACGAGCAAGTGATAATCCATTGGTTGAAAGTCAATCTAACAAAAAGAATTGGGATAAATCAAATAAAGTTGTTGGGTTCAATATAGATATTAGTAATCAAAATCAACAAATATTTAAAAACTTTAGTGTTGGTCAAGATGTTGGAAAACCTACCGCAGAATCTTTGGAAATGTTAAATCAAATGGCAAACCAAAGTAGAAACAGAAGTACAGGATCTCAAAACGTATCTTTATATAACTTATATAGAAATAGAAGTTACGAATGTTCTGTTGATATGTTGGGTAACGCTCTCATACAACCAATGATGTATTTTAATGTAAGAAACATACCTATGTTCTCAGGGCCATATATGATTACTTCGGTAACTCATCAGATTAGTGAAGGTGAATTTAGTACAACATTTAAAGGTACAAGACAACCTTTTTATAGTTTACCTAAAATTGACAGTTTTATACAATCTTTAAGTTTAAATATAATTTCTAAATTACAAGAACAAGTAAAGGCAAATGAGGAGAAATCTAAATCATCACCTGAAAACGTAATATTTCAAAAAAATAATGTTGTTTCAAATGTAACTGGTACTGATACAATAACTAAAAATCAAGATTGTTCTGATAAAATTAATAGTGGTTATGTTGGATATACACCATTAGATAGCCCAACATTAACTCAAATATCATATAAGGACTTTAAAAAACTACTTGGTGATAGAATTGTTGCAAGTGGAATACCAAAAGAAACAACTAGTAATAGTGTAACAACTATTAATCCTACTTTTACAAATTTATCTTATTATTTATTCTCATTTATTTATTTAGATTCCGCGTCATCAAGTGGAATGAAAGCCTATGAGAATAATTATAGTACAATTAATTTAACTGAAACTTATGGGGCGGTACTTGCCACAACAACTAATAAAAAGTTCTATTGTCTTTCAAGAGGTACTAATTTAAACATACCAATTGTATCATTTATATCTGCTGAAAAATTTGTGGATTTTGCAATTGCTAAATTTAAAGATAAATTATCTTTAATTAATACAAATCTTACTGCTGAGGAGGATATTGTTAAATTGTATGTTACAAAGTATCCAAGTACTCAACCTGATAATGTTTATACTGAAATGACAGAACAAGATAAAAATACATTACAAAATAAAGTAAAACAAGCAATAGATATATATAACTCATTAAATTAATTTTATTGAATAACTAGATATTTATAAATAAAAACAATTATGGATACAAAATTAATATTAGACAACTACTTGGGTAAAAACACAAGAGTGTCAGAGAAAGATAAAGGTAATGGGTACAAAGAAGTTTGTGACTTAGACACTGGAGATTGTTATACGCTTAGAATAAAAGACGGATTAATTGAGAGAGTTGATAATACTATGAACACATTCAAAAAAATCCAAGTAGAAACTAAAACAGGAATTAAACAATTATTAAACGGATAACCATGGCAATAGATAAAAAAATATTAAAAGAAATAAGTAGATTTAATTCTATTAACAAATACATAA